TCTGGTGACGGTTATGTCACTACTGCCGAAGTCATCATCCCTTCTCCTTACAAGAATGATGACACTCGTGTAAACATTACTGGCATGGTTGTCGGCGCTACTGCTGACCGTCCTGCTTATGTTTACCGTTCTTCTGTTTCAGTTGCCAAGGGCTGGGGCGACGGACGTGTCTCACTTGATGGTCTCACCACTTCAGGTGCTACTCAGGTGATCGGCTTTGGTCCTGGTACCGCTAGTGCTCCTACCACCTTCTCTGGTGTTGTACAAGGCGCTAACGTTACTGCCGTATCAAACAACATCCCTGCAGGCACAGGCGGACTGGGTACTAACCCCTTCCAGACTGCTACAACCTTGACAGCTCCAATGCTCTATAAAGAGTACACAGCTGATCAAACGTTCCGCGTCTATTCAAAGGCAGCTACTAACTCCACCGCTACTAACGGTGGTTGGGCTATCTCTGATGCTGACAAAGCAGCTGGTCGTTTCGGCTACATCCTGGTTGAAGTTTGCTTCGTCCAGCCTGATGTATCTGTTGAGTACGACGATCTTGAGCAGTACCTCCCTTACAAAATTGCTTCCTAGTAATTTTGCAAAAGTTTAATAAATAAAGCTAAGATAGGACCAGTAAATAAATGCTGGTCCTATGCTTTATAAACACAACAGAACAGGGGCACGACTTAAAGTTGTAACTGAATGGGATGAAGGAGATTGGTTCATGGTCGAAGACCAAGACGGTAAGGTCTTCACTGTATATAAAACAGAACTTGTCCCAGATGAGCAAGCGACGAAACAAGTCAAAACTCTTCAAGTTAAAGATGCAGCAAAAGGTGATGAACCACGCAAGTTCCCAACTGAAACTCGTTTAAATATCAACGGCGCAACTGCTCAAATGATCGCTGATCATATTAAAGGAGTTGGTATAAAAACAGCCAGAGATATTAAAGATTTGCAATCTTCTTTGTCGGGTGAAAGGTTTAATAATCTTGAACAGTTGCGACAGATTTCACGAGTTGATTGGGACTCTGTGTTTGCTGCAGACCTTGTTCGTGTTTAATCAAAGCCCTTCGGGGCTTTTTTAATTTATAATGAAAGGATACGGTTGTGGAAAGTGTCACAGTTATCCAACTTTAATAAGAGTCGTATTAGATACCATCTGGGTTACTACATTGTTAGTGTTCCAGCAGGTGACTATGCGAGCTTAGAAGAAGCAATGAATTCCGTACCGGATTCAGTGTTTGCAGATAAACTTGTTTATCAGATTGGACGTTGTGATGCAGCTGAACGTAAGACGCAATTAGCTTCTTTTGAAACAGATTTCCAACCACCGAGTACAAGAGTTGAAGGCATTGTTGGAGACGTTGATCGTACGATCCGTTCTAGTAATGTCAAGGAAGCTTTAAAAGTATGGGACGAAGTGTATCTGTATGAGACTAATCGTCTTGCACAGATTCTTTACGTACCTAACTATAAAGATCCTTTCCAGGCACGTTATCGATATGAACGTTCTGGAGCAGAGTTTATTATGGCTCTACCTGGCCCTGCAGATACAGCAGTGGGTGCCAACCTCTACCTCCACGTTAATTATAGATAGTCATGGGATTACTAGGAACAGCTTATCAAGTTTTTGACAAAGCAAAAAAAGTACCTGTTGCTGGTAAGTTTCTGCAACGTACCGGTAATTTTCTACAAAGAAATTTTAACCCTGTATCAGCACAAAGTACTAGGCAAACTCTCAAAAACTTAAGCCCTAAGACGAGGGCTAATATAAAAGATTTTGACAGAAGTGTCTCAGGTTCAATGATTGATGCCGGTCGTGCGACGTTTGCAATGCCTGTTATACGTAATGTCGGACGTGGAATAATGGGTCTTGGTGCTGTCGATGCTTTAAGCAAAGGTGATTATGGCACTGCCGCCACTGAGGCAGCTTTATTTGCCCCTGGTAGAACCTTAGGCGCACTTAAAACTGTAGGTAGAATGGCAGCACCTTTGGTCGGGCCAGCTGCTGGTGCGCTTGTTAAACCTGTCCTTGGCGCTGGTGCTTTATTTGCAGCTGTTGAAGGATTAGCTCCAGCGAGGGTTGCAGATGGAACTTTGGACGCACTGCCGCCAGAAGAGAGAAAAGCTCTTGAAGCTAAGACTAGAAGTCAGTATGAAAATATGTCTGATGCACAGAAGCGAAAAATGGGCATATCCGTAGTAACACAGCCTAAACCTTCTCTTTTAGATTCTATACCTTCTGAATTATTACCACCTCAATACAACTTACCCGAAGGCATGGGTATACCTATAAATCCTCAAGAACTAGAGAAGTACAGAGTTAACTCTCCTTTCGTTCCTGACTCTAATAACTTACCGTCTTCTCCTGAAGCAGTCTTAGCCAATCCACTGCAGCAAAAAATGGCTGAATATGAACAGGGCAGAGCCAAAGCAACGACGCAAGAAGAGATGGATGCAGTAAGAGATCTGGGGCTGGCAATTCATCAAGCTGCTAATCCACGTATGTATGAGGAGTCTTATAACCCTCTGATGGCAGCTACGTTCCCTGAGCGTTATACTAAAACACCTGAAGATTTTATTGTTCAAGGAGGCATTCAAGCGCCAAGAGGTATGACAGAAAACGATGCAGCAGAAGCCACTGCGTTTGGTAATAAGGTACAAAATATCCAGGGATTAGATGTTAACCCTATGTATAATCCTTTTGAAGCAGTTGAAGATCAGTCAAGGCTAGATAAAGCATTGGCTGCCGTAGCTGCCTCTAAACGTTTTAAACCCTGACTGTTTTGAATTTTTTTTGTGGTCTTCTATCCCTTATTACCTGCGCCATGCCTAATACTCTAAATAACAAAGCAGTAGCAAACTTACTTAGGCAAGCAGGTTTTGATGAAACGACTATCCCAAGAATGGTTAGTATTGCAAATGCAGAATCTAGCTTGAACCCAAGGGCACATAATCCCAATGCAGCAACTGGAGATAACAGCTATGGATTGTTTCAAATTAATATGCTTGGTGGAATGGGAAATGAACGTAGAAAAAACTTGGGTTTAGAAAGTAATGAAGATTTATTTGATCCTCTAACTAACGCTAGAGCTGCTAAAGCCATTTATGATCAGCAAGGCTTAGGTGCTTGGTCAGTACATCGTTCAGGTGCAGCAGATAAATTTACACCAACAGCAGAAGAAATCGGACCATCAATTATTAATCCGGATGGTTTTCTTGAAGGATACAAAGGCAATATAACAACACAAGTCCCTGATGGTTACTCGGGTGCTGTTACTGTCAATAACTACTACGGTGACGGTACTGAAACACAACAAAAAAAGAACAAAGGTTTAACACAGCCACTGTTTTCTTCTTTGCTAAATCAAGAAAATAATAAACAAAGTGGTGATCCTTTAGAACGTATATTAAAGCAAATGTTAAAAGGCGGTCCAGGCAGTGGAAAGATTAATCCTCTTATGTTATTCAACCCTTAGAATAAAACAATGACTTTCTATCGCCCCATACAAATTGGTGTAACCGGTCCTAAGGGAAGGATGGGCGCAGGTACGGGATACCATATTGATAGTAAGTACTCTTCTTCTCTTCCATGGAAAGACATTGTTGGTAGGTTTGATGCAAAGGCTAATCTTTACGCTCAACAAGGGCGCAACATTGTTTTCTCTAATCAAGGGATGGATTATGCCGCATATAACCCTAAGGCTGAGATGGCAGCAAAAGTAGCCTTATTACAAAAGGCAGCTGGAGCACATGCACCAAGAAAAAATGTCCATTCCTTTGACTATTTTGCAACAAAGGGAACAGACGTTTGGGATAAGAGTGCAGAAGGTGCACCCATTTATTTAGCAGTACAGGATGGACGTACGCCTACAATTTCTCAAGCACCTGACTATGGTGTCTATGGTTCTGTTACAGATCAAGAAGGAAATGTTATAGGGAAGTCAGGGCATGGAGATACAAAGTATGCAGGTCAAACTTATGAAAATCCACAAACACCAAGTGAGGCAACCACTGAACCTTTAACAATTAATAACTACTATTCCGGTGAAAAGAAAGAGAAAGAACAAGCGCCTAATTTAACTAATCAACTACTTTCATCTTTAATGCAGCGACAACAAAATAAAGATCCGCTTACTGCTATGATGGATAGTATGCTTGCATCTGGATCAGGTAAGTTAGATCCCTCTGCTCTTTATAATTTTCTCTGATGACTGCTACTAATACCAACAAGCAACCAGTATTTGTTGATCGTCCGCTCATTGCAAGAGCTAAAATCACTAATCAAATCGTTGGCACACCTAATGATTTAAACGTACAGGGTGGACAGAACCCTGCTTTAGTCGTTGATATGGATGCAAACCTCAGCTCTGATAACAATAGTGGAGGTATCATCGATGCTATTCGGATTGTAAGAGATAATTACTCGAATGTTTCTCAACAAGACTATGTAATTAATGCATCTACTTCAGGAGACAATATTAGTCTTGTTAGTGGACAGGTGGTCTATGTAGAAGATTCGACAGTATTAACACGAGTACCGGAAAGTGGTGTTGGTTACTATACTTTTACTGGTTCTGTTATTTATGAAGGACCTAATACAGGTATTACTTTTAGTGGCTTATCTACTGCTACTACATCAGGTTTTAGTTACAACTCCTTAGCGCAAACAACCCTTCCAATGGTAACGTTCGTTTGTTATCATACACGTGGCACTTCAGTACCTATCCCAGCAGATGGAGACTACACCGTACTCTTCAGTAAGACTGTGCCTTTGAATTCAGGTAGTGTTGATTGCAGTGATGTGATGCCTGAATTGTTAGCTCCTATTCCAGCAGCTGGTAACACCACTGGGTTAGGCCCTGCCACACCATTGAAAGAACGTGGAATCAACCTTCAGCGTGGTGATCGTCTTTACGTTGGTGTTCTTCAGCAAGGCGTTTATAACAACACCTCAGGTTATATTCCAGGTGCTCATGTGATTGCTCAAGGCGGTTACTATTGAGATGACACGGAAAAGACCTGGAGGAAACTTTGGAAACTTTGGGGCCTCTTCGTTTAGTAAAGATGAAACCCCAAAGCTAAAGAAGTACAAAGTAAAGCCTGTACAAGGAGCTTTTGGTGGTAGTGTTCCAGATTCTTTTTATACGAGTAATAAAGAGTCAGCTTGGGCACGCTGGAGAAGAGGATGGGAACTGGCTGCAGCTAATGGTGTTCAACGTCCTTTCTTTTATGACTTTAGATATGAAGTACCTTTAGGTGGTATTCCTGTAATTGGTAATCGTGCACCGTTTATTAGTGGTGCTCTTCAAGGATTTCTTACTGAAAATAAAGAATATGGAATGCATTGGGCAGGAAGAATCAATGCAGGTAACTTACGCTTTGATAATTTAGAAGATCAATACAACGTAAGATTAGCTGTTTCAGGTGAAATTCCTTTTAACCAGCCCTTTATGGCCAGTGGTCAAGATAATGAAAACTTTTGGTACATACAACTAAGTGGAACTTTTGATGTAGCTAATCCTGTACCACCTCCTTTATTTGTTAATTTGCCATTTGGTGCGTCAATTAAACCTATCAATGGAGACATTTTAGAAGATACTATTATTTCTGTTTCTGGTGTACCAATTGATTCTGAAACACGCGATCCGTTAACAGCAAAACGTTATGGTTTTGCTCAAGCAGTGTTGACAAACATCGATCAAAATACAGGTGTCATGAAAGTAAGGAAACTAGGTTCAACTCAGTCAACAGAAGACGGTGTCCTTCAGACACCTTCACGTATACCTTTTGAACCAGGGAGATTTTTGCAGACGGGTACTCGTTATTGTTGTAGTTGTCAAGATTTTACTAGGCGTAATTACGCTTATATTTCTTCACTTGGTTTACGTACAGGCGCTAAATTTCCTCGTTCCAAAGTTGCCACTGTAAAACCGGGTCGTTATGAAGAGATGAAATACCGTGGCAATATTCTAAATGCTGCCCAAACAGAAATTATGAGTGGTGTTGTACAAAACCGCTTAATGACAATTGTTTATCCGAGTGGTGAGACATATTCTTATCCTGTACCAGGCGCAACATTAACTACATCAGGTAAAGATATTAGACAGCCAGATACTTTGTATAGAGATTTTCCCGCTGTATTTGATTCTTTTGGATCAATTTATAGAAGAGGTTTTGGAGATGAACCAAACCCTAGTGGTGTTGCAGAAGGTATGCCTAAGTACGGTGACTATAAACAAAGCGGTTTAGATATTACTGAAATATCTGATTATTGGACTTACACCTTAGATCAGTATCGCTATTGTAAACATATCTATGCGATGCGTTATGCAGATGGTGTGTTTCCAAATGAGCCGTCTGACTTTCCAGTTGAGGTAGGCTTAATGGCCGAATGGGAGAACAAGCTTGTTGAAAAGACTAGAAATTCACAAACCAAAGCATTTGAGAAGTTAGCTTACTACGGTTTAGGTTATATGGATACACCGCCATTTAACTTACAAGCTCCTATGATGAGCCCAATGCTTCAGCGTATTGTTAACGTCCCGTCTGAGTTCATTGTGTTACAGAACTTTTTCATGGTGGATAAAGACGGTAACACTTATAATATGGCATCTGGCCAAAAGCCAGTTAGCGCAGGACAACCCAGTGGATTCCAAATCAGTAATTGGGATTTCCCGTTAGGTACTAATTACTAGGTAACAAAATGATTCATCGTCACCTACCTTCAGACCAACGAATTGTAGATTTAATTTTCTCAATTTTGGCAATACCAAAGACAAAGAAAACAGCTTGGTTGCTTTCAATGATTGCAACCTATGGCAAAACTCCTAAACAATTAAAAGGCTTTACTTGGAATAAAGACAATACAATTAATATACCTTCAAAGAAAAGACCTGTACGCCCACTGCATCCTCAGTGGGTCTTTTTATTTCAACTCAAAGAAAAACAACCCTCTAATTTAGAAGGTTGCTGGGTTGATCTTATGAAAGATCTAAAAAACATAATAGATAAAGATGAGTTATCTTTTTCTATTGAGCATCTACTTCTGTCTTATAAAGTCAGGAAGATTTGCTATACGCCGCTTAAACAGCAGCTGTCGCATTTGACTCCATCTTATTGAGAGCTGCTCGTACAGCAGGAAGGTTCCAATAGTAGGTGTCTCTGCAGCGTGTAGAAGGCCCTGCACCATAGTGCTTACCTAGCCTGAACATGCTCTTGTTACACATGCCATTAAGCTCTTTGCGAGGGATGTCCAATTCCTTAGCTGCTTTGTGTGCTGGAACCCAGTTGGTAATAGCCATGTAGCGGAAGTTGCTTACCAGTTAAAAATAAAGGTTTTTTGCATGCTGTCAAATTCTTTACAGAATTTTTCTTTATTGTTAGATTTCTTAAGGATAAGCAGATTTAAACTGAGATAACGGCTAGATTGCTATGTTCAAAACGGAGAACGAACCCCTCGCCCTCCTACTTGAATTACGGCCTAAACACGCAAAGAAACGCTTCCGAGACGAGATATATAAAGCATGGAACCACGAATGTGCTTATTGTGGTAAGCCTGCTACGAGTCTTGATCATATTGTTCCACGGTTTAAATCAGGCTCTAGTAATTGCTACAACTTAGTTCCTGCATGTAGAACATGCAATTCAGATAAAGCATCAAGCCCAATGGAAGAATGGTATCGCAGCCAACCTTTCTTTGAAGAAGCAAAGCTAGCAGCAATCCAAAACTGGATGGAAGATAAGAGCGTGTACATATTGGATAATGAATTAGAATCATTAGACATGATGTTTAAACCCGCGTAGATAATGGCAGATCTAGCATATTACGCAAATAATTATGGAGGCGCAGGGAAGTTTGGCCATAAGTCATATGAAGCGGCAAGTCGTGATGGCTATTCAAATCAGCAAATATTGAATTGGGTGAATAGGAATTCAAGTTATAGAACGGATGTTTTGTATAATGAGATGCAACAGCTTAGTAGAAAAAACACTTTAGATGGTGATATTAACGTATCTTACATGAATATCTTGGCCCGTGAAGCCGATGGCCCCGGCCTACAAGATAAAAAAAGAAGATGGGAAAGAAATTATATTATGCACAACCAAGGGGGGAGCGATTCCTCTAAAACTCAATTCGCATACCAAAAACTTGGTAACTCCTTAAGAACCAGTCCAGAAGCACAAAACAGAAGCGAGCTGGCTAGACGTGCTTACATTCTTTACACGGGCCGTCCCCATGAGACTCCAGCAGACCTTAGTCAAACAGTAACCGAGATAAGGAATAGCCCAGAAGCAAGAAATTTTAATGCTGCAATGCAAACCTACAGAAGAAGCTATAGAGATGTTTCTAACATTAATTACAATAGAACTCAGTATTCAGGTTTTCCCGGTGACCCAGGTGCCCTACTGCATTGGAAAAACACAGGCAGTAGAGGTAATCGCGTAATCCCTTATCAACAAATTCTAGTTAATAACAGGGGCAACTTAGAGATAGCACCTGCTGCAAGAAAACTTTTAGGTGCAGGTGCGAAAGCCACTTACAATAGTCTTATTACTAACATGAAGAATAGTCCAGGGGGGAACTACTCTGGCATCATGAGCGGTATTAATGGATTAGATGCTGTTGGACGAAGTAATTTTCTTAGTACTAGCAAAGCGGCTGTTGATACTTACTATAAAGATGCGAAAATTGGCTCACCATATGATCCAAAATCTGGCATCCAACCTCTCACTGGCGGTTTTGATCCTGCATACTTTTTAGAAAACAATTCAAATGTAGGTACGCAATGGAATCAGGCACAAACTTCTGTCAATCTTAATGGACAAGGCTTTCAAGATCTAGACATTACTGCAAGGTATGGAAACAATCTCAATACGTATGCCGCTGCCCAATTCTCTCAGATGGCACGTACAGATCCTTCTACCAGGGGTAATGCAGCTGTAGATCTTCCTAGTTACAGCGAAGCTTTCGATGATTTAACAGATGCTGAAAAAGCTATTTATCGTGACGACTTGCTAGGACTCACAGCAGTAGGAGAAAGTGGACAACGTTCAATTGATTACACAGACGACAAGACTTCTCAGTTTGAATCAAAAGTCCTTTTAAATTTTACAGGACAAGAGTTATTAGAGCAGGATAAATTTGGTACATTAACTCAGGACTCTTTAAAATTTGCAGCTGCTGAGTTAAAAGAACAACAAGACAAGAATTCTGCATTAGAACTATACAAGAATCTACCTGGCTTTAATGAAATCTATTCAGCTAATGAATCTTTATCTCAATCTATCTTAGGAGATAGTGGCATTGGTGGGTACCTTGCCATGCTCGGTAAAGATACAGAAGCAATGGCTGATTCCCTTGAAGATCAGTTATCTGGAGTCACAGGTATTCCTTCAAGTAACAGTGCTGTATATAACTGGCAAGAATGGTTTGATAATGAGATGGTAAAAAGATATGAAGATATGACTCAAATAACTGTTGAGTTTGAAGATACAATTTCAGATTTAGATTTAAATTCTGATACAGGAAAACTTCAATATGAAATTGAATTGACCAGGATGGGCATTGAGCCTTTTGATGCGAATGGTAATTTAATTAAACAATCAAATGCCTTGGCTCAACTAGAAGCAAATAATTTTGAACGTACATATGAAATACAAGAAGAATTTAAAACTAATTTCATTGAAAACTATTTAAAGCCTAGGTTCGATCAGTCTAAGTCCATGGATGAATTTATTAGTTATATGGATGTACAAAAAGACGAAGAAAATATCTTTCAAACACAAAGTGCATTAGATAGTTTAAAAGATCTTGCTTCAAAACAATCCCGTTTATTACTGGAAAATGTTCAGAAGCTCCCTGGTAATTTTGACTATGAGTTTTATTTCAATCCGACAGAATCTGAGTATGGTGAAAATGAACGCAAAAAAGATACTTATGCTTTACAGAAAGATCAAGTCACACAAGATTGGACAGATGCAAAAGCTAACGGCAACTCTGTGCCTAGAGGGCAAAAAGCTGATGCTAACGGAAACAACTACACCTGGAACCAGTGGGCATATTTTTATGGTTCCGATCTTAATGATGCAGATTCCTTTGCCAAATTACATTATCAAGTACTAGGTGCAAGAGAAGGTTTTGATCCAGCAAGAGATGTTCTTACGACAGAAGACGTTGATGATTACTTAGCAGATAGTGTTATCCCAGCACTTGACCAAGCAGGTATTGACTTGGATGGTGCGACATTCATGAATTTCGTAACACCTGACCAGTTTGCAGACGAGCTTCTTAGAGGCATTGACCCAGAAGAAAACGAAGAGGCATGGAAAGAGATCTTAGAAATGTATGGCTTAGACGATAATGCAGCTATTGAGGAGGTACGTGGTTATATTATCGAAGCTGTGAGAACAGGAGCAGCTAAACGAATAAGAGAATCAATTAAATTTCTAAATGAGAAAAAGAAAAAAATCACACAAAAAGAACTTGGTGTTACTTATATCCAACGCGACTCAGATAGTAAAGAAATTGAAGACGAGAATGCATCAGAACTATATAAGATATTTCAAAATGCAGGCTATACAGGAGATGAAGATGAGTTCTTTGATACTTTTATGCCTGATGCTGATCGCTCTGACATTGAATTTATTCAGAGGGGCCTGAGCGGTGACTTTGACTTAAAAAATTTAGATACTGAAGATCCCTTTGAAGCATTAGCTACCGTGGGGAGTTTCTTTGGAGAGGGCGGTAATATTTTTGACAGTGGTGACAATACAATAGATGAAGACCAAGAAGAAAAACCTAGTAACTATTTTAATTTGTTTGATGATGAGGATGAAGATGACTATGCCACAGATACTGGCCGCTCTATAATTGATGGGTATACAGATTTCTTTAAATAATATAAATGTCTAAAGCAAAGAAAGCTGCTAGTGCGGCTAAGTTACATAAAGATAAGATGGCATGTAACAAGCCAAAGAAAACCCCTGGACATAAAACTAAATCACACGTTGTAAAAGCTTGTGATAAAGGAAAAGAAAAGATTATTCGCTTTGGCCAACAGGGTGTAGAAGGTGCCGGAAAGAACCCCAAAACAGCTAAGGATAAGGCACGTAAGAAATCATACTATGCAAGACATAATGCTCAAGATAGTAAGCCAAGTAAAATGAGTGCACGTTATTGGTCGCATCGTGAAAAATGGTAACTCTAGAATGGATGACCAATTTCAAATCACTCTAAATACTACTGTCTGCAGGACTCTGTATCAAGCAGTCTGTGATGCGTTAGAGGCTTGGCCAGGATCTCCAGCTAGACCAGCAGAACAACAAGAGCAATACCGACAACTAAAGCTACTTTTATTTAGTATAATTTGTGAAGCTAATTACGAGCTATGAACAAAAACGGCAGCTACATCCAATCCAGGCCAAAAAAAACAAAGCAAGGTACTGGTAAACACTCCAAACCTAATCATGGACGTAAGCAGCCTAGAGGACAAGGAAAGTAAGCTATTATTAGATAACTTATCGTAATGAAATGGTTCCCTTTAACGAAGCGATTCAACTAATCAAAACGTTTGAGGGCTTCCATGAGAAAGCCTGTAGCGATTCCACAACAGATGGAGAAGCCTTTATTATTGGCTTTGGTACAACCTATTATCCTGACGGTTCTCCGGTCCGTCAGGGTCATCTCTGTACTAAAGAAAAAGCTCTTGCATACCTAAATGATGAAATCAAAATTATTTCAACTCAAATCATTGATCTAAATTTAGGTTTAGATCTTCAAATGTTAAATGCCTTAATTTCGTTTGTGCATTCAGTGGGTTGGGAATCTTTTCTCTACAGTAACGTAGTTGATTGCTGTGAGCGTGAAGAGTACAATCAAGCAGCAAAGGAAATGACCAAGTGGATCTATGATTCAGAATATAACGTTATCGGCGGCCTCGTGGAACGCCGCCGTAAAGAGGTCAGATTATTTTTAAGTGAGTTACTAGATAGCTCTTGGATAGGTTCTGATATTCTTTTAAAAGCCTTTAGGAATTATGTAGCTTCTCCTGCTCAAGTCCGAGCTATTCGCAAGCTACAAGAAGCGATAGATCCTTACGCACTCTCTAGTTTTGCAAATGATTTTGAAATAGATGCAGACCCATACGTAGAATATAGCCAATCTGAGTACGACACAATCTTTAACCTGTAGTCTACAATATTAGAAACAGGGAAAATGAGCATGAATAGCATTGAGACAAATGAAGAATATGATATGCCTTTGCACTTACAATTGGCAATGAGAAAGGCAGAGCTAGACTCCCAAGAAATGACCTGGGATCAGCTGCAAATTGCCTTGTTATGCCTTTTTCATAAACGTTTGATTGAGACTCAAGCAATTAAAGACATGCTGGCCGCTGAAAATATTGATATTGAATTCGATATTCCCACTGATTTTGAACTCACGCAACTAGCCTTGACTATGATGCGTGATGATGATGACGACGACGAAAGTAACTATCAGCCTTTCTAGATTTACTTCTTTTTCTTTCCAACCATTCCACGGAGTCTAGCCATCTTATCCTTCATGGATTCTTTTTGGCCACTGGCTTTTTTATCTTCTCCGTTTCCTCCTTTTTTTAGACCACGGACTTCTGCACGAAGTCTTTTATTTTCTTCACGTAATTTAGATTCGCCTGTTTTTTTACCTACTGCGTCCTTGGCTACAGGACGCTTGTTACCTGGTGCAGGTTTTTTAATTGGTGCCATTGTCTGTAAGCAATTACCTTTTAATACTACGGCTACCAACTAATTGGTGGAGCTGCTCCTGGACCTAAATTAAAAGCACAGCGTCGGGCTAAATTATTCAATACCTTTCTTTTGTCTTCCTCACTAAGTACAGGTGTATGAATAATCTCCCACGCTACCTCAGAGCAAAGCTTTACAGGTAGCGGAGGAGGTGGTTGATAAGGAATTACTAGAAGAGGAATCACCACAAGCCTGGGATCAAATCTCCAGTTAATGCATAGGCTCCAAGAGCAGCAATGATTCCTAGCATCGCAAGCCTGCCGTTTAAACGTTCTGCTTTTGTGTTGTGGTTTTCGTTCACTTCAATTACCTCCATTGTTGGTTCTTTGGCAAAGACGTTTGTTTGTCCGTGCTCGTTTGTTGTAACTGTCATGATAATCAAAAAGGTGGCTTTAGTCTACTTTAATTAATTTTTATTCAGGTAAACAAACCAACCTAGATAAGTACCACTGCGCCTTGCGAAGCGACTCATTACCACCTTTATGCTTTTCTCTCCATACGTATTTTGCTACATTACCCTTAATGTAACCACGATATTCTTCTGGAGTCAGCTGAGCTTCAATTGCTTCAATACATTCAATCCCACCACCTGCAGTGTAATGTTCTGGGTGGTTCACATTATCTGTGAAAGCTTGTTGATGTTTTTCTATATAAGTATCCCAGACCGTCTCTTGATAGGTCTTTTCTTCAGGCTCTTCCTTTGCCCATGGAACAGGGCAAATACCATCAGGGCAATCTAAAATCTCTTCTTGACTCAAATCGCCAGATTCTGCAGGACTGATCCCGATCGGTTTAAACCAGCCCTCAGCTTCCTTTGGTTGGTCGTTGCCACTGCTTGCTCTTCGGGGGAGAGCTGCCCCATGTCCACCAAGAGTTGTCGTGGTTGTGGCATAGCGCCCTGCATCATCCCCTCTTCCGCTGATGGAATTGTTCCCGTTACTCCGCATCTTGGTTGTGCCCTTGGATCTATAGCTAAGTTAACACGATCTGACATATCTTGCTGGGTGACTGCTAGACCAGTGTTGTACTGGTCATACATAGGTACATCATTAGCTTCGTTATCTAATGGCTGACCAATATCATTCATGTCAACCATGCGCTGACGAAGAGTATCATTCTCTTCCATAAAAGCACTAAGGAAGCCGTCCATTTATCTATTCGCTGGGAGTATACTGTTAATTATAAGTTATATAAGTCAATGGCAATAGGCAGCTCAGGTAGTGGTATTAGTGACTTAAATCCTGAGAGAGCTTATGACGTTGATGCTCGTCGCCTCGACGAGACTGAGAGAAGAATCGATCGTGCTGCGGACACTCGCAACGAACGCAAGCAAGATCGTGTTGGTAAGTTTCTGAAATCAGCACGTTCCGCCGGAAAGTTTCAGCAGAAAAGACAGATAGATGCACCATGGAGAAATCGTGAAGGTCAAATGCCTGCTTTTATTAAAGGAGATCAGTTTGGCAGGGCTGGCTCAACGAACTATGCAGATAAACCACAACCGTCAACCAGTAAGCTTTATTACTAAAACCTACTTAGTATTCTAGTCACACTTTTGACAATACAACCTCATAAGGTTGTTTGTTGTATTTGCCTTTTCTTTCAAGATACGACACTTCACAAGGATCCCCTTGGTAAAACAAGAGCTGACAAATGCCCTCATTGGCATAGATTTTATTAAACAAGCTGGTGCAGTTACTGATCTCTAGAGTTAGATGACCCTCCCAACCGGCTTCCGCTGGAGTAATGTTGACGAGGATACCTGAACGTGCGTACGTACTCTTACCAACCGCAACAACTGTAACGTCCCTGGGAAGACAAAGACGTTCCATAGCAACGCCAAGGCAATAACCATATGGCGGAATGATGAAATACTTTCCTTTCTCATCTTCGTGTAATTCAGTCTCTTTTAATATTTCAGGATCAAAGTTTTTAGCGTCACATACACCGTGTTGAACACCGCCAAAAAGAAGGCACTGACTAGGAGACAGCCGAATATCGTACCCATAGCTTGATAGACCATAACTTAATATCGGTGTGTTGTTTTCATTACTTATCAGTTTATCTTGGAAAGGTGCAATCATACCTTTTTCTGCAAATACTTTGATCTGCTTATCGCTTAAAACTGACATGCTTGCTGCTTGAGTGCTCCAACTCTACAGCAAGATCCTTCCTTTTTCACCGTATATATCGCAGAAATCTTCAGTGGCTTTCTCAATATTATCTCTAGGTTGTAGGTAGATAACTGCACTAGCACCTGTGGTACGCGAATCAGTTTCCTCCTCACCGAAGTAATGCCTTAGAAGCTTTGGACGAGACTTTAAAAGGCACACAGGATGATCAAAGATATCCTGTGAATACATCACGATATCAATATAATTTGTAAAATAAATAGCCTGTTCAACATTCCCTTTCAGCCACTGTTGCTTTAAAGTTTTCCACCAGATAGCTGAGCCTGATGTCAGCGTAGGAGACAAACCCCTGGTTGGAATCCACCGCGCCTCGCGTTTATTATAATAAAGACAAGCCGGTGGATGGAAACAATAGACTTTACCAAACCATTCAGCTTCATTAATGGGATCATCCTTAGCAGTAAAGAAGTGATTAGCACCTACGTAACCGTTAGCAAACTCTGAGCTAGCAGGATCCAGATCGATGTTACCCATAAGTAAATGAGCACTGTCAATAAGGTCTCGATTAGAGATCCACTCATAACCTTCTACGCGACGGTTATCTCCTCTACGTACGGTCATTCTGATGCCTGGTTATAGTCGATTGCAAAGTAGCGCATCCCTTGATGATCGTTGATAATGTATCCTGCGCCAGCTGCAGGGTCGATTTTTTGAGCTGCTTCAAGGATGCTTTTAAACGTTTCTTTGAGTTCACCATCTGAGTTTTCCTCTGCATTGTGGAGTTCTTTTAAGGTTAACCAGAACATTGATCTTTCGCTACTATTTGGCTGAAAGCACATAACTCCTGGGCCTTCAGTCTCCCAGAATTTAATGGACTGTTCACCCATATCCCCTAGCAACAGCTTGATAGTTGCGTCTGCATACTTGGCACTAGCAGGATCCATGTCTTTGCCAATGACTGATGCTAATAAGTCTTCGCGTCTACTCATGGCTCAATAGTTTCTGGCGATTTAAAACAGTAATCATCTTAGGTAATGGTTCATAAATAACAACCATTTTGCCTAACACACCCCGTTTTTTTATTAGCTTACCATTATCGTCGCGCATTTTAGACAATTCACCAGCACGAATAAGATACTCAGCAACACAGCGCAATCTTCTTTTTAAAGGCAGGTCCGCATTAGGGAAGCGACTACAGATTGTTTCTGGGTTCATATCTGAAAAAGCCAATCTCAAACGATTGGCCAAAGTCATATTGCTATTTGGGTCTTCAATTTCAAAATCACGAATCATTTGGATGTAACGACGGAGAGTTGCGTCATCAAATGACCCAGTAGGCGGCAAGAAAGGAGCAACTTGAAGACTTAGGCTATTGGGCAAATATGCTTCGTAATTATCTATTGTTAATAGATCAATCAGAATTGTGTCAAAACGATGTTTCATTTGGGTTATCCTTTTTCTTTTTGTAGATTTTCAAAGAAATCTCGTTTGTTTTCGTAGAGATTTGTACCGCGATCATTATCAAATGTACGCAAGCTCGCCTCTGGTCCTTTGGAATAACTTAAAATCAATTGGTTCCATGGGATACGAACCATTTCTTTTTTGGTTCCTACAGGAATAACAATGTAATGCACACCCTGAACCCAACCTTTAAAGCGAGGGTCCACTTGTTTTTTCTTCCCTTGTAAAATCCAATTACGTATGGTTTGATCTGTAACACCAAGCCTCCTAGCACACTCTTCAGTTGAGATGTATTCTTCTGCATAGATCTCAGGGCTTACTTGGTCTGTTTCATCGTTTGAGTAACGAGAGTGCCAAATAGAAGCAAGAATATTCCTGATTCCTTTTAGTTCGGAAGCAATTGCTAACAGTTCTTTATTTGCCTCAGCCATTCTTGATTAATGTTACACTCATACAAAGATACAACTTTATCCGTGGAAGAGCAAGTACCTGCAAGTCAACCCCCTGGAAATTACTACGAAAATCCTGAAGGTCCGAGATATCAAAACCCAGCTGAATTCAACCAAGCAGCAGCACCTGAACCACAACCAGCGCAACAACCTGGTGTTGTTTTTAATAGACCAGATTTTCAAGCAATGCGAGAACAGGCACTACAGGATGCAATTGCACAAGTAACACAACGACAAGCCACTGGTGAACCTCAACAACAGTTTATTCAACCTCCAGTACCACAACCAGCTCCTGCCTCAATTCCTGTTCCACAAGCTTTTGCTCAACCAGTAGCTGAACCTCAGATTGTTTATGTAAAACGAAACCTTACTTTAGCTGAAATTATTATTGTTTTTGCTATCACAACAGGGTGTGTACTAGGAATTCAAGGTATCTGGACAGTAGCAACAGACATTTTACCAAGGATTGAAATTAAAGATAAATAAGCCAGCTTATAATTAAGTATAAGACTTGGCTTAAAGTAGGGTGGCAAATAGGAAAATTACACAATTCCCGGCTATTCTCCCGGCTGATATTGTCGATCAAGACCTAGTAACGCTTGTCTCAGTTTTTGAGATTGATCCTGCTCTACGTAATAAGAAATTAAATTTTAGTGGTCTTCGGGTTTATCTTGACCAATACTACATTAACCAAGGAGAGACTGATCCTTTTACCGTAGGTAACGTTCTTGTCACTGGGTATGCTTCAATTTATGGCGATCAGAATTTACGTGGAAATTTAACGGTATCAGGCACTAGTGTATTTGAATCAAACGTAGAAATAAACTCAAATTTATTTATCGGTAATAATGTTTCAGTAACAGGAAATATTACTACCAACCAAGTAGATGCTCAGAATTTACTTGGAGATTATCTTGAGGTAACCTCAGGGAACTTCACTATTGCCACTGGTACGGTAAGTGACTTTACTAGCGGTTATTTTGACTATGCTTCCGGCACCACAATCACTGGTGATAATGTCGGCATTGAAAGCGGTACGGTTGTTGACTTAACTGTCACCCGTGGGATTGATGCTGTCAGTGGCTATTTTGATTATCTGATCGTTGATGAATTTGTTGGTTCTGGTGTCACTATTACTGGTGATATTAATGCTAACAATATTAATGCAACAGGAACAATTTCAGGAGCCACCATTACTGGTGACATCGGTCAGTTTACTAATATAACTGGAATCCTTGGTGTATTTGATACAGTTTCAGGTGCCACTATTACTGGTAACACGGTTTTATTTACAGAAGCAACAGGTACTAATTTACGTGTAACCTCCGGTAACTTCAACCAGCTAGTAGCTAGCGGTTTTTATGGGGAGACTGTTACAGGCATTGTAGCAACTTTTACTGACGCATTTATACAGAATAATTTAACAATCACAGGTAATTTAAATATCACAGGTGACTTAATTGTTGATGAAATTACAGCGATCAGTGGTGATTTCTCTTACATATCTGGGACCACGATCACGGGAGATACTATTAATGCTGATTTAATTAACGTAGATACATTAAATGCGACTAACTTAAGTTTCTCCGGGGACCAAACGGTTAGTGGTAGTTTTACCATTGTTGAAAATTTATTCCTTAACGGATCAGGTTTTATTGGTGGTGATTTATCTATCACTGGATTGGTTTCTGGTACAACTATCACAGGAACCAGTGGTACATTTAACACAATTGTCTCTGCACCTACCATTAGTGGTACAGATGGTTTCTTTGATGTCTTAGTAGTCTCTCAAACTGCCACAATCACGGGTGACCTACAAGCACACGACATCACAGCAACTGGAAACCTTGATGTTACTAGTGGTTTGGTTGTTAATGGAACAACAGAACTAAGTGGAGACCTAAGCCTGAGCGGTGATTTCTCTATCGTCAGTGGCAATATTACAGGCGATGGTAACACTACTATTAGTGGTATTGAATATATCCATGCGGCTAGTGGTTTATTTACTAACGATCTAGATGTTGATGGCAACGTAGTTATTTCAGGAAACCTGGACGTAAGCGGTACAACAACTTTTGATGAATTAAATATTTTAAGTGGATTAGTTGTAAGTGGTGACCTATTCGTTTCTGGTCAAGTCATTGTTGATGACAATGTTATCGTCAGTGGAAATATTACTGCTATTACTGGTATCTTTACAACAGTTACAGGTAATGCTGCAAACTTTACTTCAGGTAACTTTGTTGATTTAAAAGCTATTACGGTTAGTGGTACAAATTTAAATTATACAAATGTCACGGGAATCACTATTACTGGTGAAAACTTCTTAGGCACTAACGGTACATTTACTCAGTTAACCGGTGTAACAATTACTGGTTCAAGTATTTCAACAACGACCGGACATTTTGGTAATTTATTAGTTGATAATGAAATTATTATTGACGCAGATTTAAGCGTCAGTGGAAATGCTTTTGTTACAAGTGGTGTAAATGTCGGAGGTGATGTCACTGTTAGCGGAACAGTTACTTCACACTCTGATTTTATAGTACTCTCAGGTCAAGCTGAATTCCCATGGGGTACTCAAACTGCACCAGGTATTACATTCACAGGTGATTTAAATACAGGTTTCTATAACCCATCCGGTGAAATGATTGCTGCAACAGTCAATGGCCAAAGAGGATGGACAATTGAATCTGGAACTGGAAACAGTGCAGGACGACATGTCTTAACGATTTGGAATATTTAAAGTAGAATACATTTATATGTGTTAAGCACAAGGTAAAGAAATGGCTCCTCAGTACGGCGAAGTTCGCGTTGATTATATTACATATACTACGGGTGTTTCTCCAAACGAAGGAAACGCTACCCTTTATGTTTCTGGTTTAGTAAATAAGCCAACTTTTAGTGGCGATGTTGTAATAAAAGGAGACCTTACTGTTGAAGGTGATATTGTTGCCTCTGGTGATGTCACTTTTGATCAAGGCTTAACTGTTAGTGGGAATACAAATTTAAATGTTCTAACGGTAACTGGTAATTCTCAAATTGATGATCTGTTTGTTGGTAATGATGCTACTGTCACAGGAAATACAAACCTTAAAGGTAATTTAGTTGTAGGTGGTACCACAACAGTCACTGGTATCAGTACTTTTATAGCTGATGGTTATTTCAGTAGTGGCCTTTATGTTAGTAATAACGCAACAGTAACAGGAAGTTTATCCGTAGAAGGAACTATCTCGGGTGACACTAACGGTGGTGTATATGGAAGTAGTTATTGGAAGATTCCTTCTGGTACAACAGCCCAACGCCCTGGTACGGCGTTAGCTGGAATGATGCGTTGGAACCAGACTCTTGTTACCTACGAAGGCTATGATGGCGCTCAATGGGGATCAATTGGTGGAGGAGCTACAGGATCTGGTACTGACCGTGTATTTTTATTAAATGAACAGACTGTAAATACTACTTATACTATTCCTGATGAGATGAACGCTACTAGTTGTGGACCGATTACAATTGTAGATAGCGCAGAAGTCATCATTGGTGATGGCGAAAACTGGTCTATCGTTTAATTTAAAGAACAATGACATTACAACTTGGCGGCGGCGGTGCAATTACAGGCTGTACTTCTCTTCAGGAACCTGCGCTTACTCTCAGTGGATTAACAGTTAGTGGTCCTCTTGACGTAGAAAAAATAATTGTTAGTTCTGGTACTGCTGCAGCACCTACTTATACGTTTAGTGGTGATACAGATAACGGTTTATATTATGCAGGAACTAACAGTATTGGTGTGTCTACTAATGGCACCAATGCAATATTAATTGACAGTACGGGCAATGTTGGGATTGGAACAACGTCACCTGGCTACAAGTGTGATATTGACGTAACCGGCTCGGCACTGAGGCTAAATAGCACCACCGCTCAAGCATTGCTTGTAATCAGCTCGGACGACAATGCTAGTGCCAAGATTGAATTTGGTGATGAGTCAGATAATGATCGCGGCGCAATTACTTATGACAACCCAAATAATGCGTTAATTTTTCAAGCAAATGCAGCCGAGCGAATGCGAATCGACAGCTCGGGCAGGCTGTTGGTGGGTACGTCTACTGCGTCTGAAGATTATAAATTACAAGTAAATGGTGTTTACACTGGCACATTTGTACGGGCAAGTGGTTCAGGAGGACCAATTGTCAGTATTAAGCGCACAAGGGGTAATTTGCCTAATCTTTACACCATTGTGCAAAACAACGACAGCTTAGGAACGCTGCAATGGGCGGGAGCTGATGGGTCAACCTATATTTCTGCGGCATCTATTGAAGCAAAAGTAGACGGCACACCAGGCGCTAATGATATGCCAGGCCGCCTAGTGTTCAGCACAACTGCCGATGGTGCGTCATCACCAACCGAGCGCATGCGAATCGACAGCTCGGGAAATGTTGGGATCGGCACGTCGTCGCCCAGCCAAAAACTGCAAGTAACTTCCGGCAACATTCTGTTGGATGGAACAGACCAATATATTTATCTAAGCAATGATGCTGATCAATGGTTGTCTGCAAATGCTGCTTCAAATTATCTCCGAATTGGCACTGCAAACACCGAGCGCCTACGAATCGACAGCTCGGGCAGGCTGTTGGTGGGTACGACTAGTGCATTTATTTCTGGTGACGAGAAAAAACTCCAAATGCTGCATGCTGGTGCTGGAGCAGAAATTATTCTGGGGAGAGATGATCAGTCTGTTGGATCAGGAAACAGCCTTGGTGCCATCAAATTTGTAGGAAACGCTGGCAGTTATCAGATAGGAGCAGAAATTGAAGCAAAAGCTGACGGAACACAAGGAGATAACGATAAACCAACACGCCTAGAGTTCTCCACCACCGCCGATGGTGCGTCGAGCCCTACCGAGCGGATGCGAATCGACAGCTCGGGTGCAACAAAGATGACCACCAATGGTAGTTATTACTTTGGAGGCACGGGTTCTATTCACGAAATGAATGTAACCAATAACGGCAACTGGATTGGAAGTTTTGTCAATATGGGCACATCTGCACCACACGGCCTAACTATTAGATACAAAGGTACTTCCCCAAATAATAATTCAAGTTATCCTTTACACTTTGAGGATTTAAACGCTACACGTTTTCGGGTCCAATCCGATGGTGGTATTGCTAACTTTCAAGCATATAACTCTAATCTTTGCGATGAACGTGAAAAGAAAAACATTGAACCGCTTGATAGCACTTGGAATTGCTTAAAAAATTGGGAACTTAAAAAGTTTCATTACAATGAAGCTGATGATACTGAAGACAAGAAATACGGTGTTATTGCCCAACAAATTGCACCACATTGTCCTGAAGTAATTACTGAGTGGACAAAACAAAGAGCAGAAGATGCTGTTCTAGATGAAGACGGTAACGTTGTCACCCCTGCTCAGGAACAAATTCTTCGTAAGGGAGTTAAAGAACAGCAAATGATGTGGATTGCAATTAAAGCACTTCAAGAAGCAATGACAAGGATTGAAACCCTTGAACAGCGTCTATCTGATGCTGGTATCGCCTAGCGGCAACCCGCCCCGTGGCAACGCGGGGCTTTACTGATAAATAAAAATCCTTCACGTTAGAATAGTTAAAAAGTAGTTAGTTAAAATGTCTGGTGTTCTTCGTTTAAGTAATAACGTCACTGGTCGCAGTACCATTATTGCTTCTGCAAGTAATGACCAGACTTTTACGTTGCCTGCAACTGGTGGTACGCTGTTAGCCGGTGGAAGTAGCTTAGAAGTAATATTCCCCTCAGGTACAGAAGCTTTACCCGGTCTTCATGTACAAGGTGATATAGATACTGGTTTATATGCACCAGCAGCAAATACATTAGCTATTTCAACTGATGGCACTGAACGCCTACGAATCGACAGCTCGGGCAGGGTTGGGATTGGAACGTCGTCGCCTAGCCAAAAACTTCATGTAAATGGCACAGCCTATATTGCTGATGATCATATTCGTTTGTTGTTAGATAGCGGCAACGGTCGCCTGCAAATTCGCAGTGCATCTGACGTTACTAATGTTGATCTTTATGGCAGCAATGGACAGGCATATTTTGCAGGCAACGTTGGAATCGGAACAACGTCGCCTAGTTCAAACCTAGACGTAGAAGCCGCTACAGGTGATGCAACACTCCGTATTCATGCCGCAGAAAACAACTCAGGGTCTGAACCAACACTAATACTTGAATCCAGCAATGATTTTGCTGAGTCAGCTATTGATTTCAAAGATAGCAGCGGTATCGGTGGAGCGATTCGCTACAACCACGGCGATAACGCGCTTCGGTTTCTCGGTAAAGGTATTAATAGCGAAGCGATGCGAATCGACAGCTCGGGCAATGTTGGTATTTCTATCAGTGACCCATTGACTCGTCTTGATTTAGGCGCTGAACAATCTGATAGTACGCCTTCACGAACTGCAAGTAAGTACCAGCTTGCTATGCAGACTAGCGATGCATCGTCTGCAATTAGCCATAACATTGGTTTTTATCTGAGCGGTAATGACAACGTTGTTGCCGCTATAGACACTGTTGAAAACGGTGGAAATGGATCTACTGGGCTTGTTTTTGCCACTTCCAGTAACTCATCTAGCGACCCAACCGAGCGCATGCGAATCGACAGCTCGGGCATGTTGTTGGTTGGAGCAACCACAAATGAATATACATCTGCAAACCTTCAAGTTGCTAACACAGCAAGTTCAACCCTATTTTTATATAACACAAATACAAGCAATAGTGGCTTAGCAACACTTGCTTTTGGCCCTTCTAATAGTATTACAGGTGCTCAAATTAAATGCAACGCAGAAGAAGATTTTAGCACTAGTGCAAATAGAACTGCTAATCTTTCGTTTGAAATTCGCAAAGATGGTTCAATTAACGAGGCAATGCGAATCGACAGCTCGGGCAGAGTTGGGATTGGAACGACAAGTATAGAGAAGCCTCTTCACGTTAGAAAAGACGGAGAATCTTATCCGCTTTTAGTTCAAAACAGAACTAATGGTCCATCAACCGCTGGTATTGCATTTATCGCTAGTGGCTCAGATTTTTCTGATGGGCCGTTTGCCAGCATTGAAGCTGTGTCTGGAGGTATTGGCACTACAAATCACAGTCTTTTATTTAGAGCATGCACAAGTGGGGGTACGCCAACCGAGCGCATGCGTATCGACAGCACGGGCGCTGTCGGGATTGGTGTCAGCAATCCTAGTGCTGGAGCATCTTCAAGTAATGGAGTTGCCTTCCGTCCCGGTAATAGTGACGTTTGGTTTAATCATTCAGTTGGAGCAGCTAGTGTATACACTTATTTTGCTTACAACACTACTGCTATCGGTTCGATTACTCGAAGCGGAACAACCTCGGTTTCGTTTAATACCACTTCAGATTATCGCTTAAAAGAAAATGTAACTGCGATTAATAATGGCATCACTCGTCTACAACAACTTAAGCCGTGTAAGTTTAACTTTATTGCTGATCCTGAACGCACAGTTGATGGATTCTTAGCGCACGAAGCACAATCCGTTGTTCCTGAGTGCATCACTGGCGAAAAGGATGCAACTAAAGAAGAGGAGTATGAAGTAACACCAGCTGTACTAAACGATGATGGGGAAGAAGTAACACCAGCTGTTATGGGCACGCGAACAGTGCCTGTCTACCAAGTAATCGACCAATCAAAACTTGTCCCTTTACTAACTGCAGCATTACAAGAAGCAATTACAGAAATGGAAACTCTCAAACAGCGTCTATCTGATGCTGGTATCGCCTAGCGGCATCCCGCCCCGTGGCAACGTGAGGCTTTAAAAATTAAAATTGTTTTACTTCGATCTAACTGATCTAAACTAGTATTACCAGAACGTACAAAAATGAGCACCCTTCGCACTTCTAATCTTATTCACGGTTCTTCTGCCGTTAGTAACGTCGTTCTTGATACACAAGGACGAGCAAGCTTTGGACCGGATGGCCCTAATGGAAGGGCCGCTCTTTATGTAAATCCACAAAATAATAGAGTAGGTGTTAATAATGAATCCCCTAGTACTACTTTAGATGTTGATGGGGCTATTAATACAACAGGTAATTTAACTGTTGGTGGTACTTTAAATCTTACGGGTGCTCTTACTAGTGATGTTATTAATGCTGGCTCTGGTACGGCAGTAGCACCATCGGTTTCAGTTGGAACTACAGATAATGGACTTTATTCACCAGGTACAGATCAAGTAGCCATCAGCACTAATGGCACTGAGCGGATGCAAATCGACAGCTCGGGCAGGCTGTTGGTGGGGACGTCTAGTTCGTCTGTAACAACCACACAAATTCTGCAAGGTAACTCAGGATCATCTTCAGGTAATGGCAAGATAGTCTTTGCGCGTGGCACAACTTCACCATCCAACAATGCTGGCTTAGGTGAAATTGCCTTTAGTGATAGCGGCCACACAAGCTCAGCAACAATACTCGCTTTACGGGATGGCGGAACTTGGACATCTGGTAGTAGCCAACCTAGCCGCCTAGTGTTCTCCACTACTGCCGATGGTGCGTCATCACCAACCGAGCGCCTACGAATCGACAGCTCGGGCAACGTTGGGATTTCTATCAGTGACCCATTGACTCGTCTTGATTTAGGCGCTGAACAATCTGATAGTACGCCTTCACGAACTGCAAGTAAGTATCAGCTTGCTATGCAGACTAGCAACACAACGTCTGCAATTAGCCATAACATTGGTTTTTATCTGACCGGTAATAACCACGTTGTTGCCGCTATAGACACTGTTGATGACGGTGGAGCTGGATCTACTGGGCTTGTTTTTGCCACTTCCAGTAACTCATCTAACGACCCAACCGAGCGCATGCGAATCGACAGCGACGGACGAGTTGGGATTGGTACGTCGTCGCCTGATAGCTTTAACACTGGAGCCTATACGCTTGTTGTAGGGACTGATTCTAACAATGCAGGAATAACTATCAATAATGGTGCAGCTGGTACAAAGGGTTCTATCTTTTTTGCCCAAGGAACAGGAGCAGATAATGTTGGAAAAATTAGATATGACCATGCCAACAATTCAATGGCATTTTCGACTCTTACTAGCGAGCGGATGCGAATCGACAGCTCGGGCAGGGTTGGAATTGGAACTACGAGCCCTGATGCTCAACTACACATTGGTCAAAACGCGCCCCACATTGACATTGGCCCTGACTCTGGAAATCGAGCCAAAATTGGATTCAAAACTAGAGATATTTACATAGGGACTACCTCTGGCACAGGTGCAACTATTTTCAAAAATAATGTTAACAGTACCGATAACCCTGCTGATAGCGGCACCGAGCTAATGCGAATCGTCAGCACGGGACGAGTTGGGATTGGAACTTCGTCGCCTGGAAGACAGCTTCAGGTTCAGGGCGACTCAGATACTCAAATTAGAGTTGTTGCCTCTGCAGGAGGTACGGCTGGTATTCAATTTGGTGATACAGCGGATACAAATAGAGGTGGTATTAATTATGACGTTAGTGATAACTCTTTGCAGTTTAAGGGGTATAACAACTCCGAGGCCATGCGAATCAACAGCTCGGGCAATTTACATATTGGGAGAAGTGATGGTACTAATACAGTCCGGGGATTTTCTTTCAACGTAGGAGCAACTGGCTATCTAGGTCTCACTAACACTTCTTCTGATAGCGGCGCTCGTGTACTACTACTGAACAGGAACAGTAATGGTACTAGAGTCCAAATTGAATTTAGAGTGGCAAATACAGCCGTTGGATATGTACAATCTAGTCCCAGTTCTACTGCCTATCTCACCTCTTCTGATTACCGGCTTAAAGAAAATATTGTCCCACTAATTTGTGCCTTCGATCGAGTCAAAAAACTACAGGCGCATCGTTTCAACTTTACTGTAGACCCAGAGGTGACGGTTGACGGTTTTCTTGCCCACGAAGCACAAGCTGTTGTTCCTGAGTGTGCCAGTGGAACTAAAGACGAAGTTGATGATGATGGCAATGCTGTCATGCAAGGTATCGACCAATCCAAACTTGTCCCTTTACTAACTGCAGCCCTACAAGAAGCAATCGCAAAGATCGAAACCCTTGAAACCAAAGTCGCAGCCCTTGAGGCTGGTTAGCAACCCGCCCCGTGGCAACGCGGGGCTTTGCTATTAAATAATACAACTGTTAAAATAAGAAAAACTACTTCCTAATAATGTCTGATACTTACACTTGGCATATTAACACCCTAGATCGTGAACTTTCTGATGGTGTTGTATACACTGTACATTGGTCACTAAACGCTTCACGACCTAACCCTAGCATCAGTGGTGAAAGCTACACTGCAGGTGCGTATGGTAGTGAAGGTTATCAAGCTGATCCTTCAGATCCTGGTTTTGTTTCTTATGACAACCTCACTCCAGCAATTTGTATTGAATGGGTTCAAGATTCATTAGGTTCAGAAGAAGTTACTTCTTTGGAAGCAGGTCTTTCAGCTAATCTTGATGAGCAAGAAAATCCAACAGAAGCAGCTGGTGTACCTTGGGCCACCACTATGGATATTTCTACTGCAGACATTAGTTAATACCATTTGCAGTATTTGTTTTTATTGTTATACTTAACAGGTCACCAACTATTAATCATGGCCTGTAAGAAATCTGAACTCATCTCTGCAATTAATTCTTTTGCTTCTGCACGAGCATCGAACGATGGTAATCTTGTGCACTTTTCAGGGCAACTCTTAGGGCAGTACCTTGATAAAATTGAATTTGATCCCGAAGAAGAGACAACTGATGTCGATCAATCTGAACAAGGCAGCTAAATACTACAAAGAAGAGTCGCACCAGTTAGCTGCTTGGAACTGGTTAGAAGGGCAGTTATCTGATGCTATTCTTGATGAATTTGCTGAGTTATATCGTGCTGGCCCAGCTAATCCCAGTACTAACATCATCACGCCGCAAATTTGCCAACAGTTAACTGGTTATGCAGCCAGTGCTTTTGACGATACTTTCTGTGGTGACTTTAATAAATTGCTGATGATGTCAGGCTTTGATCAGCACAGAGAGGCCATGTGCATGTTGATTGCAAACCTCATGCATGAAACAGGTAATTTCAAATGGATGTCTGAAATTGCAGATGGATCGGCCTATGAGATGAGGGCTGACCTTGGCAATACGTCCCCTGGCGACGGGAAATTGTACAAAGGGGCGGGTGTTTTAATGCTTACAGGTAAGTACAATTACTCACGTGCGGCAGAAGAATTACAAGACCCACTTATCTTGGAACGCGGATGGAAGTATGTAACTGATCATTATCCGTTTAGGTCCGCCTTAACATGGATTAAAGATAATGATTTGTTAAATGTCTGTCTTACGAAAGGATTCGACGACTGTTGCTACCGAATCAACGGAGGTTGGACAGGATATGA